CCCCCCTGCCGATCTCACCGCCTTGCTGCTCGCGGCAGGCGAAGAGATCGGCGGGCTCGTCAAGGCGGCCGAGGAGTGGGACAAGCTCGACCTCAAGCTCGGCGACGCGGACGCGCTTGCCGATCAACTTCTGATGAAGTGGCCGCAGATGGTCAAATCCATCGGCACCTACGTTCCGGATTTCCTCGCGCGCGTGATCGCTATCGCGTGCCAGGACGCCGACAAGTGGGAGATGGTGCGCGACCACTACCCGTTCGTGCTGCAATTCGAGATTCTTGTCGAGACCGCGAAGCTGACGTTCAACACGCCTGAAGCGTTCAAGGCGTTCGTGGGAAACGTATTGCTGCTGGTCGATCTCGGCGGGACGCTGACCAGCGGAAGCAAGAAGCGTCCCAAGACACTTCCCGGTCCGCAGCCTTCGGACGCTGGCTAGATGGTGTGTTCGAGAGTGTGTCCCTGCTTGAATCGCAGGGGCAACCGAAAGCAAGCCAGTACCCGTTGTGGTACTTGGCGGTGGAGGGAGACATAGCGATCTATCGGATCAACAACGATCTTCGTACCAAAGCGGCACTCATGGCATCAGCCTACGCCAGCGTCAAGAGCAAGAAAGGCGCTACAGCATTCAAGGTGGCACTGGAGAAGTTGGGATGAGCGGCAAGACGGTCGACGTTGATCTGCGGATTCGCGCGAAGAACCTGTCGAAGTCGGCGCTGAAGGATATTCGCGCCGACGTCGATGGTCTTGTCGAGTCGCAGCAGAAGCAAGCCAAGTCGGCCGACCTTGCGGCGCGGTCGATGAAAGGGCTCATCGCCGAGCAGCAAAAGTCCGCGGCTCTCGCGAAGGAACTGGAAAACCGCAAGGGCCTCGTCCAGCGCTACATCGACGAGCGCACGCAAGTCGAAGCCCTCGCGAAGAAGCTCACCGAACTGGCGGATACGCGCGAGCGCATCAAGCGCGTCGTGACTGCCGGTACTCTCGTTAGTTTCGACAAGGAGATCGCCGACACCAATCGCGAGATGACGAAGCTCATCACCTCGTCGGAGAAGGCACAGGCCAAACTTGAAGCCATTGGCGTCGACACCAAGGACGCCGCTGGCAGCATGACCCTTGTCGGCGAAGCGCTCGCGAAGGCGAACGGCGCATACGACACCGCGACCAAGAACGTCACCGAGTACAACGCGGCGGTCCAGCGCTCGATCGAGGTGCAGGCCGAAGCGTCCAAGCGTGCGGCGCAGCAAGCGGACGTGCAGTCCCGCATAAACGCGGCGACGCGTGAAGCCGCTGGCCGAGCGAACGAACTGGCCGTACTCAAGGCCGACATCCAGCAGCGCGACGCGCAGGCCAAGGCGCTCGCGATCACCGAAGAGGCCCAACGTCGTCTCCGCGTCGAGGAGGAGTTGGAAGCGTCTGTCATCGCCAAGAACAACGCGGCGGTGCGGGAGGCCGTCGTGCTGCTGGAGACGCGGCGCAAGCGGCAAGCGGACCTGGAGGCCGTGTTCGGCAAGCAACTCGGGTTGCAGGAGCAGGAGACGCGCGCGCAGGCCGAGGCTAACGGCCGCCGCGAACGACTGATCGCCTTGATCCAGTCGGAGAAAGGTCAACGCCTGCTTGCGCTGGAGGCGCAGCGCAAGCAGATCGTCCTCGACGGGCAGGAAGTCAAAAGCAAAAACGAGGTTGCGGGTGCAACCGGCCGTGCCGCGAAGCAGCAACAATACTTCGCGGATAGTGGTCGCAAGTCGTTGTCGGTCTTCCAGCGTATTCGCGGTCAGTTGCTTGGCCTCGCAGCGGCCTATATCGGCGTGTACCAGGCGATCCACGTCATCGGTGATGCCATCGATGCGGTCAACCGCAACCAATCGCTGAAGATCGGGTTGCTCACTGCGAACTCCGGCGACGCAAAGAAGGCGGCGTCGGATTACAAGTTCCTGCGGGAAGAGGCTGAACGTCTCGGCATCGTCTTCGATGACGTGGCCCCCAAGTACGCGAACATGCTGATCGCGGCCAAGGACGTCGGCGTTTCCGCGAAGCAGACCCGCGAACTCTTCAGTAACGTGGCGCAGTCCGTCGCTGCCGGCAACTTGTCCATCGACGATGCCGAAGGCGTGTTTCGCGCTGTCGTACAGGTCATGGGTAAAGCGCGTGTGCAGGCGGAAGAACTGCGCGGCCAGTTGGGCGACCGACTCCCTGGCGCGGTCGCGGCGTTCGCGAAAGCGAACAACATCGCGCTCACCGATCTCGACCAGCACTTGAAGAAAGGCAAGGGCTCGCTCGACGAGTTCCTGAAGTTCATGTCCGACTATGCGGCCAAGTTCGGCCCGCAGATGGAGGCTGTGACCACCCGCCTTTCGGCGAGCATCGCGCGCGCCAAGAATTCGTATAACGACTGGCTGCGTGCGCTACTGGATAGCGGACGACAGGATCAGTTGAAGGGGGCATTCGACCGCATCTCCGAGTTCTTCAAGAGCGATGAAGGGAGCAAATTCGCCGAAAATCTCGGTAAGGCATTCGGCGTCATCGTCGACGCTGCGATTTGGCTTGCCGACCACATCGACACGGTAACGTACGCACTCAAGCTGTTCGTCGCAGTCAAGGTCACGCAATTCGCTCTCGACAGCGCGAACGGTCTGCGGGCTCTGGCGACGCAAATCATCGCGGTTGGTACTGCGTCCCGAGCGGCGGATGCCTCGGTTAGCGGTGCGGCGCTTGCGCTTGGGCGCATGAAGCTCGCGGCAACTGGCATCGCGGCCATATTGCTCGGCATCGCGGCGGCCATCGACCGTCAGACGAGTGCGATCAACAACGGCACCGCTCACATGGAGCGGTACATCGCCTTGCTCGACCGCCTCGGAACCCGTCAAGGCAAGTTCAAGGCGCAAACCGCAAAAGAAGCAAGGGACAACATCCAAGCCGCTAAGTCTTTCATAGACGAAACTGCGGCGCAGCTAAAGGTCGTAGACAGGATCATCGATAAAGCGGGAGGCGACCTCTCGCAAAAGATCAATGCGCGCATAGACGCGACCTTCAGTTCCGACGCTCACGACCTCGGTTTCGGCCCTGGCACGACGATGGAGGATGTGCTCAACAAGCGCAAGGAACTCCTCGGCCAGTTGAGGGAAGCCCAAAGGGGTGTGAACGCGGAACTCGTGGTTCACAACATGCTCTTGCTCAAAGAGACTTATCAGACCCGAGAGCAAGCCGAGGCTGACGCTGCTGCGGCCAAAGCCGCGCAAGACGCGGCCAAATCGGGTAAAGACGACGACAAAGCCGCGAAGGCCGCCGAGCGTGCGGCGAAAGCGGCCGAGCGTCTGAAGGCCGCACAAGACGCGCAAGCCCGCGCCCAGGAGGCGGCGCAGGATGCTATCGCCCGGAAGAGGGCGGACATCAATGAGCAGATTGCGCAGGCCCAAATCGAGACCGAAGTTCGCACCGACGCGCAGATCGAGGCGAACTATCAAGCCACGCTCGACAAGATCGCCGAGAAGATCGCGAAGCTGAAGCTCGACCTTCAGGCTTTGCAGCGTCAGAGCGAAGCCGCGAAGATCGACAACAGCGCCAAGATCAATGACACGCAAAAGCAGATCGACGTCCTTGAAGCTGCGTTGAAGGCCAAGGCCGAAGAAGACAAGCTGACTGCGCAGATCGAACTCCGTGAGCGGGCGATCAACGATCTGATCGCCGAGCGTGACGCGAAAATCCAACTCCAGAATACGCTTCGGGAAACCGGCCAGCAGGGACAGTTGGATACGCAGGTAAACGTCAACAAACTGCAAGACGAATACAACCTCAAGATTCAGAATCTCGTCACCGAGTTCATGACGTTCCTCGGTGCGCTCGACCCGAACGGAGAACTCTACAAGCGTCTCGGCATCGACAAGGTGATCCTCGGCTTGCAGCAAGTGCAAGTCGAGACCGCCAAGCTCACCGGCACGCAAAAGTTCTTCAAGGCGTGGGGCGATGAAATCGCGCAGGCCGGCGGGAACATGCTCAAGGCGTTCTCCGATGCCTACGCGGCGACGGGGAGCTTGAAGGAAGGGTTCCAGGCGGCCAAGGATTCGTTCCTCGATTTCATCGCCAGCTTCTTGATGCAAATCGCTCAAGCGATCATCAAGGCGATCATCCTGAAAGCCATCATGAACGCCATCAACGGCACGAGTGGCGGTTACGGCGGGATCATCAGCAGCGTGATTCAAGGGATGGGCGGCGGCGGCAGTGGCGGCAGCGGTCACACTGGCGGCGTCGTCGGCACGCGGACGGTCGGCACGAATCGCATGCGTGCTATCAACCCCGTGATGTTCTCTGGCGCGCAGCGTTTCCACGAAGGCGGTCTGCCAGGGCTGAAGCACAACGAGGTCGCGGCAGTGCTGAAGAAGGGCGAGGAGGTCTTGACCGAGGACAATCCTCGCCATGTCGCAAACGCCGGCCCGAATGCCGGCGCTCCGATGCCGCCGCCTGAAGTCAAGGTCACGAACATCAACGTCCTCGACCGAGAGGAGCTTGCCGGTCACGTCATGCAGGCCACCGCGACCGGCCCGGCCCTTCTCAACTTCATCTCCAAGAATGCGAGTGGCATCAAGCAGCGGTTGGGGGTTCGTTGATGGGCTACGACAACGACAACGGTCCGCAACTGTGGCCTCTGCTGCCGAACTGGAAAGCCAACGTCATCGAGGGCTTGGAGTTCAACACGCACATGGTAGGTCCGACGTTGACCGGCATGCGCCAGAAACGTCGCATGCGTATCGCGCCGCGCCGTTCGTTCAGTTTTGAGGTGCATCCGCACAACCAAGGCCGCCGCTTGCTCGACAACATCCGATTCGCGGTCGGCAAGCGTGAGTGGCGTCTGCCGATCTGGCACGACAAGCAGACGCTCACCGAGGGGCTTTCGGCGGGCAGCAGCACGATCCCGTGCTCTCCTGGGTTTCGCGACTTCCGGGCAGGCGGTTACGCGGTGTTGCGTCCGAAAAAGCTCTACACCACCGATTACGAGATCGTACAGATCGACGTCATCGATACGGACCACGTTTCCATCGTGGGAACGCTTGAGAATGATTGGGGTCCCGGCACACACTTCTACCCGTTGCGGATGGCGCGCTTGGCGGACGACAGCAACAATGCGTCGGTCTACAACAACCAGGTCTCCACGCTCGGCGTGAAGATGGAAGTATCCGAACCTTGCGACTGGAACGCGTTTCTTTCGGTCGAAGACCCTGTGTTCGCCGAACACAACGATTACCCGGTGCTGGAACTCGGCACCGACTGGAGCAATCCGCGCAGCCATTCGTTCGACCGCATCATCACGCCGGTCGATAACTTGACGTCGGTTCCATCGTATTTCGATTTCCCCGACAAGGCGTTCATCGGGTTCAACCTGTTCAAGCGCGACAAGGGCATCGAAGACCACGCCCGCACGCGTTCGATCATGTACGGGCTCGCCGGCCGCTACAAGCAAGTATGGGTTCCGAGCTACACCAGCGATCTCCTGCTCGCGAGCGACATTCCGAGCAGCGGTACTTTCGACATCGAGAATTGTCGCTACTCCGTGTTCGCGAAGGGCAAGCCTGGGCGGGATACGATCCGGATCGAGATGTACGGAGCGGACGGAGATGTGTTTTATGCGAAGATCGCCGACTCGGAAGACAACGGAGACACCGAACGTCTCTACACGAACTTGAGTGTGGAGATTCCCAAGAGCCGTGTTCGTCGGATCAGTTTCATGTCCTTGATGGAGCATGCGACGGACACTTTCACCATCACTCACATGACCGACGTCGAAGGCGTGGCGACCACGCCCTTCACCTTCGAGAGTGTCTTCGATGTGCTTGACCGCGAACGTGGAGGACTCGGGTGAACGATTTTGCACAACGCGAACCAAGTTGGCGCGACGGGTATCCGGTCGAGTTCTATCGGTTTATCCGCAACGACGACATCTGGCGCTACAACACGTCGGATCGAATTCTCACGCGAGACACCGCAGATGAGCCCCCTGGGAACTCGTACTTGCCGCTGTCGATCACGCGTGAGCGCATCCAGCAAGGCAGCGAGCGTAACAAGCTCCAGTTGTCGGTGGTCATCCCGCGAGACGCGGACGTCGCCGAACTGTGGCATCCATACCCGACTAGCTCGTCGGTTGGGTTGACGATCTTCGCCGGCCATATCGAGCCGGACATGAGCCTCGACGCCTCGGAGCCAGGAGCCGTCGAGTCTTCGTCGGTCGTGTGGATCGGCCGCGTGGTGTCGCCGAAGTTCAAGCCCGAATCGATCACGTTGTTGTGCGAGCCTTCGACCACGTTGGCCCGCAAGTCGGGTCAGACGCAGTGCTGGCAACGCGGCTGCATGCACGTCCTCTACAAGCAAGGCCACGGGCTTTGCAACGCGAACAAGGATGACTTCAAGATCACGTCGAACGTGGTCTTCGCGAACAACGTCCGTGTCGATTTCGAGGACCTGTCGGCGGTTCCGGATGGACGTCTTGCTGGAGGCTACATGGAGTGGGAGACCGATGACGGCCACATCGAACGCCGAAGCATCAACACCCACAGCGGGGATAGCGTGAATATCATGTACGGCACCATCGACTTGCCGGATGGGGCCGAGGTTACGCTGTACCCCGGTTGCCGGCATAATTACGATGACTGCGAAAACTATTTCAACAACGGACCGAACTACGGCGGCGATCTGTATTCGCCCGAGCGGTCTCCCTTCAACGGACTTCCGGTGTTCTAGTCGATGGCAGCAACCGCAATCATCGTTCAGATCGTCATCGCCATCGTTGCGGCGGTGATTTCGTCGTACCTGGCGTTGCAGAACATCCCCGATGCGAAGGCGCAGAGTGGCCGCACGCCCGAAGCGAAGGACGGAACGGTCATCCGCAAGATTTACGGTCCGGTGTGGGTCGACGACTCGCAGGTGCTCGCGTACCAAGACCTTCCGCCGGAACCGATCAAGAAGAAGGTAGGCAAGAAGTGAAGATCACGATGGCCCACATCCGCCAGGTTCGCGGCTTCTCCAAGAAGCCGGGTTTCTGCGCGTCTGGAACTCGGGATTGGTTCAAGCGGTACGGGTTGGACTATTCCGACTTCCTGAAGAACGGCATCGACGAGGAGAAGCTGCTGGAGACCGGAGACCCAATGGCAATCGCAACCGTGGAGCAGGCGCATGGGGTCCAGTAAAAAGGTCACGTCGAGCTATTGGTATCGGCTGATCCTGCATCTCGGGCTCGGCAAAGGCCCGCTCGACGCACTGCTGGAAGTACGAGGCGGCGACCGCGTTGCGTGGTCTGGCCGCATGACCGCGAGCGGAATCTTCAACATCCACCAGCCCAACCTCTACGGCGGTGAGGGTTCGGAAGGCGGCATCGACGGCGACTTCGAGTTGATGATGGGTGAGTCCGACCAGGCGGTGAACCCGTACATGGTCGACAACTTCGGCGAAGCACAATCCGCGTATCGCGGACGTGCCACGATCCTATGTCGCGGCGCGCGCATTGGTGCGGGCAACCCATATCCGAAGCCGTTGTACTTCAAGGTCGAACGCATCCTCAAGGGGTGGGACGATCTCGACTACGAGGGGGACGAGTGCTGGAACCCGAACTTCGCACAAATCGAAATTCCGGGCAGCAATCCGCTGACCTATGCGATGAACCCGGCTCACATCCTCTACGACAGCCTTACTTCGCGCCGCGAAAATGGCGGCATGGAAGAGCCGGTGTGGATGATAGATCAGTCCTCTTTCCGGACCGCCGCAGCTACTCTCTACAACGAGAGTTTCGGCCTTGCTTGCACCTGGTTCGGCGGGGAGAACGCGGAACAATTCCAGCAACGTATTCTCAACGTGATCGGCGGTTGTCTGTCGCAAAGTCGAGTCGATGGCCTTTACCATCTTGATTTGCTGCGGGACAGCCTGCCTGATGATGCGGTCATCATCCTGACCGACGACGACATCAAGGAATGGGAAGACGAACCAGTCCTCCCGTCCGAATCGATCAATCAAATCCAGGTGCAGTGGTTCGACCCGATGACGCGCGAAGAGCGCATCACCACGCCGATCCAATCGCTCGGCGCGATCCAGGATGCCGGCGGCGTCTTTGCCGACATCAAGCAGTATTACGAGATTCCGTACGAAGAACTCGCGCTTCGCGTCGGCCAGCGCGATCTCAATTCGTATGCCACGGTGTTGCGCAAATTCACCATCACTTGCACGCGCTACCCGTGGGACGTGCGCCCTGGCATGAAGATTCTCCTGCAATGTCCGCTGCGCGGATTCCCCGATATGTGGACCGTGGTGGGTGAGGTCGACTTCGGAGACTTCAACAACGACGAGATGAACCTGGTGCTGCTGGAAGACATCTTCTCGTTGCCGGAGAACTCGGTCGTCGATCCGCAAGGCGGTCTCGGCGGTAGCGGCAACGACCCGCCCAACGTCATCGACGAACAGGTCATGTTGGAGGTGCCATACCTGGAGTTGGTCGCGAGCCTTCCGCAAGTCAACCTCGACGCTTTGCCGCCCGATGCGTCCTTCGTTCTCGTGGGGGCGGACCGCCCTGGCACCGGCAACAACTACGTCCTCGAAACGCGGCCGGACGGCGGCACTTACGATGAGTACGGTACGTTCGATTGGTGTCCGACCGCGAGCGTCAATCAGGGCGACTCGCTCTCTGACGCCCCGCCGCGCGCCAGCTTCACCTATTCGGACGGCAAATTCCTCGACCGAGTTGCGCTTGGCTCCTGGGCGCTATGGGGCTCGGAGTTGTGTCGGGTTGACGCGCTTGACCTCAATGCGCATTCGTTCTCGCTCGGTCGCGGCTGCGGTGACACACCGCCGCAGAAGCACCTCGCGGGCAGCATGATCTACTTCTTGTCCGATTGGTACGGCTACGACGGCGTGCAGTACGCCGAGGGCGAGACCGTCGACGCGAAGCTGCTCAACCGCACCTCGACGCAACAGATCGATCTGGACGACGCCGAGGAGATGCAGATCGAGATGGTCGGCCGACAGGTCCGCCCCTACCCGCCCGGCAAGATCAAGTTCAACGACCTGTACTATCCGTCGTCGCTGGAGAGTGGCGAGATCGTGCTGACGTGGCAGCATCGCGACCGCATCACGCAGAAGGACCAGTTGATCGACTTCACCGCGTCGAGCGTGGGGCCGGAAGTCGGCGTCACCTATACCGTGCGTTGGTACATCGATGACGTCCTGGACCACACCGATTCCGCGCTCACCGGGGCCACGGTGTCGTACACTCCTTCCGGCGACGGCCTGCTGCGGGTCGAGGTGGAGGCGCACCGAAGCACTTACGTCAGCAACGTGTTCTCGCACGAGCTTTCTTACGGCGGCGAAGCGTTGCAGGCGAGCACGGGCGAGTTCATCACGACCAGCGACGACCAACTTATCCATCTCGGGTGACGCAATGAAAATTTACGACATGAACCGCCCCGCATTGCCTTTCTCCGGCATGGAGATGATCCCGGCCATGCAAGGCAGCAGCGACGTCGGCATCCCGCTGTTCGCGGCTCGCGAGCTTCCGGTGGGCGACGTGATCGTCATGCGGCGGAAATACCTCGCGGACCGAGGCTCGACCGCTGACTCCGATCCCGGCACCGGAAACCTGCGCTGGAACAACGTGACGCCGGATTCCGCCGACACGCTGTTCATCAGCGACGAAGACACCGAAACGAACAACGACATGGGAACGGTGCTGCAAGACAGTGTTGCGCCTGGTGGTCGAATCTACATCCAGGCGAGCGCTGATACCGAGGCTCGCGACAACTGGCAAGTGTGGGAGATCGACGATTCTGGCGTCGCGAATACCGGCTACACCGGCATCGCGGTGGTGCTGGTCGACAGCAACGGCGTGATCGCCGATGGCGACCCCATCGAGGTTTCGGTCGTCAATCCGTCTCCCGAAGTCGAAGGTGTGGCGGATCGAAACTACATCTCGGAGCAGGTTTCGACTGCCAACAACATCGACATCAGCTACGGATACCTGCGAGACCACTTCATCGTCAGCCTGCACGAAGACCTCGACACGATCACGTTCTTAGATTTCCCGCCAAGCGGAGACAACGGAAGGCCGGTCAAGTACCGCTTCCTCTTCACGCAGGGCTCTAGCCCGTGGGCGATCACCTGGCCGGCCGAGTTTAATTGGTGCGGGCAAACGCCCCCCGTCATGCCGACTTCGCCCGGTGCGCAGATGTGGGTGGAGATCATCACCTATGATGCCGGCGCGTCCTGGGACGCGACGTTCGGAATCCGCGACTAAACCAAGGACACGATCATGTCGATTTTGCCCGCCACCCAAGACGACAAAGAGCAGGACATCAAGTTCACGTTCGTTCGCGGAACGCGATGGGACGACAACGTGCAAGTCCTGAAGAACGATGGTTCGCCGGTCGACCTCTCGCCGAACCTCGAAATCAAGATGCGCTTGCGAAAACAAATCAATGACACCGACAACGTGATGGAACTCTCGCTGACGAACGGCAAGCTCGTGATGGTCGACGCCAGCGAAGGGAAGTTCGGCATCCGTTGCAGTTCCAGCGACACCCTCGAACTTCCACTNAACGACAACAAGGCCATCGAATACGTCACCGANGTCATCATCCAGCGTTCGTCCGANGAGTACGAACCNGCTCTCGCTGGCAAGGTGATCGTGCAGCCGCAAGTCACTCGCCCAACCGAAGCCACCTGAAGGAGATACAGCCATGACCTTGCAACATTCCACCGCAGTCCGGAACGCCCGTCTCGACGCGATCGAGGCCGCCATCGGCACTTCTGCGATCATGAAAATCTACTCCGGCGCGATGCCGGCCAACTGCGCTGCGTCTCGTACCGGAACGGTGCTCGCAACGCTCAACCTGCCGTCCGACTGGCTCGGCAACGCCGCGAGCGGCGTCAAGTCGAAGTCCGGAACCTGGGACGACAACTCGGCCGATGCGTCCGGCACCGCTGGTTACTACACCATCTTCGCCAGCGATGGCACGACGGTCCACGAGCAGGGCAACATCACCGCGACCGGCGGCGGTGGCGCGATGGAACTGGACAACACCGTCCTCGCGGCGGGCCAGCAGTTCACCGTGACCGCCTACGCGCTCACGGAAGGGAACGCGTAAGCCCGCATGGCCGCGCCTGCTTTTCAGGCGGCAGGGTCGGGGTCCGCAAGCGCGGGCTCCGTCACTGTCNACTGGCCGGCCCACCAAGCCGGAGACATCGCGCTCTTAATCGTCGAGTCTGCACCCNNCGACGAGATCGTGTTTTCGACTTTGGCCGGCTTTGCGGCCGTTCCAGGATCGCCGCNCGTCAATGGCATAACCACGACCACCGCGTCGCGGCTATCTGTCTTTTGGTGCCGAGCCACGTCAAGCGCGATGACGTCTCCGGTTTTGGCGGCGGTTACGGATCACCAGGCGGCGGTCATTCTCACCTACCGTGGGTGCGCCGCAAGCGGCGACCCGTGGGATGTAATCGCCACTTCAGTAACGAACGCTTCCAGTACCAGCGTGTCTGCGCCTGCGGCCACGACGACGGTCCCCGATACCTGCATAGTTTCGATCATATCCCGAGGCGTCGACACCACCGTCGCGCAATTTAGCGCGTGGGGAAATAGCGCAACCGAACGCTTCGATCTCGGCACCAACACCGGCAACGGCGGTGGCTTCGGTGTTGCCGACTACACTTACTCCGGCCCTGGAACCACGACAGCCACCGGGGCGACTCTAGCCAATACGTCGCGATCCGTAGCCTATACGATTGCGCTGAAGGCGGATGCGTCTTCGGTATCCGGTTCGGTTTCAGTGACGCTCGGCGGCGTGACCGCTGCTGCGGCAGGTCGCGTGCAGGGCAAGGGCAGTATCGGCGTCACGCTTGCCGGCGTTACCACCACAACCACCGGCCGCGTGCAGGCCAAAGGGTTGACCTCGGTCACGTTAGGCGGCGTCACTGCTGCTGCAACGGGTCGCGTGCAGGACAAAGGGTCGGTCTCGGCCACGCTTGACGGTGTGTCGGTCTCCGCGAGCGCCAAGGCAAGAGTCGCGGGCATCGCGGGCGTCACTCTCGGCGGCGTGTCGGTCGCGGCATCCGGCTCATCGAAGATCAGCGCTTCTGCTGGAGTCACCCTCAACGGCGTGAGTGCCGCTTCCACTGGCGTTGTGCCAGGCCACGGCGTTGTCGGCATCACGCTCGGCGGCGTGTCGGTTGCGTCCACCTCGAAGGTGCGCGCGGCCGGCGTCGTCGGAGTTACGCTCGGCGGTGTATCGGCTACTGCGACCGCCGGGTCTAGCGTTCGCGCTTCGGTCAGTGCGCAACTCGACGGCGTGAGCGTCGCAGTTTCCGCCAGCGCGCCCGCGAAAGGCTCGACCTCAATCGTGCTGTCCGGCGTGTCGGTTGCCGCAGCCGGTGAATCCGACGTGCATGCCTCGACCGCGACCACGCTTGATGGCGTGAGCGTCGCGGCAACCGGCGCATCGCCCTTGGAGGCGGTCGCAACGATTCTGCTTGATGGCGTCATCGCCGAGAGCGTGGCGGCATCGCCGGTCAAAGGCGTGGTCGGGGTCACGCTTGACGGCGTGACCGTAGCGAGTTCGGCGTCGTCGCCGGTTGATGCTTCTGTCGGCGTCGCGCTGGATGGTGTCTCCATCGTCTCCAACGCCGTGTCGCCGATTGAGGCGGTTACTGCCGCCACACTCGACGGCGTGAGCGTGGCAGCGGTGGCGGGCAGCGTCGGCGGCGTGAACGTCAGCGTCACGCTTGATGGTGCGACCGTTGTTGCTACCGGATCGTCTTTCGTTTCCGCCAACGTCGGCGCGCAACTCGACGGCGTAACCGCAAGCGCGAGCAGCGAATCGCCGATCCACGGTTCAGTCGGCACGCAACTGGACGGCGCGGCCATCGCTGCCGCCGCCAGGGCAATCATCGCTGCCGCCGTGTCGGCGGTGCTCGACGGCGTGACCGGGGAATCGCATGCCGGCTCCGCGACCGGCGCTCGCGTCGGCGTCACGCTCAACGGCGTGACCGGGGCGAGCGCCGGATCGTCCAGCCTGGCCGGCAGCGTCGGCGTTACGCTTGATGGCGTCGCGCCGGAAGTTATCGGGCGAGTGCTGATCCACGCGCTCGTAGGCGTGCAACTCGAAGGCGTGACGGTTTCGGCTTTCAGCGGGGACCTTACTCCGGCAGAATATGATCTGCTGATCGCAGTTCGGCCACCGGATCGCCCGCTCGTGTTGCGTCGTCCGGCGGACGACATCTACACCGTGGAGCGTTTCGAGTCGGAAGAATACGTCGTCGTCCGTCCCTCGCGGGGGTGACTCTCATGGCTCAACAGGAACCAAGGAACCGCCGCATGACGGATCGCATCGAAGGTCTGCTGGAGCCGGCCAAGCAAGCGCTTCTGCTCCAGCAGGTCCAACACGACCACGAGATGCTGGCACAGCGCGTGACTTCGGGGATGGAGAACGTAACCAACACGTTAGGTAACGTGCAACTTGAGGTGCGCGCATTGAGCCAGGGCATTCGCGATCTCGCTGGTCTCCAGCATGCGCACGACGCGAACAAGGAATCCATCGACGAAATGAAACGGACAGTCGGCGAATTGAGCACGCGACTGGAAGGTTGGTTCGACGATTTCGATGAGCGCAACAACAAGCGATGGGAAGCCCACGAAGCCGACCGTAACGCCTGGCGTCGGGAACACGAAGCCGAGAACGAAGACGCGATGCGAGCGTTATCCGGCGAAATCCGTAGCGTGCGCGAGACCGTGATCCGGGTTATCGCCATCGGGTCGGCGCTTGGAACCCTGTCCGGCGTGATCGTTGCCGGTTTCCTATGGAACGTGAACTTTCGTTTCGACGCCATGAACAATTCCATCTACGAGCGGAAAGAAGCCAGCAGTTACAACCGCTCGCTCTACGACAAGCTGAACGATCAGATGGTTGAAGTGCAGCTTTACCTCGCAAGAGGCGGTCGCATTCCGGAAGAGCCTTTCGTCCCGAAGAGAGAAAACAATGGAACAGCAAACCACACAATCGCTCCCGGCCAACCCGGAAAGTAAACTCCCCTTCCGCTCGCGCGCGTGGGAGTTCTGGCGGCGAAGCCAGATTCTCTTGTTGCACTTGCCGCTGATGGTGGCGTTCCTGTTCGGAAGCTACATCGCGCTCAAGTCGCTCGACTCTCGCATCGGCGTGGAAGGATTCGGCGACGTGTTCGGTTACGCGCTCAACGGCATCCGCATCTGCTTCATCATCTTCACCGGATGGTGGATGAAGAAGTGGTGTTGGTTCGACTTGCACGACCGCACCGAACTTGCCATGTTCAACCGCATGCGCGACTCAACCATTGCGCTGAACGACCGATGGATCGATTACTGGATCATCGTGCGGGATCGCGTCGAGTGGATCGTATCTCTCGCTTTTGCNACCTATTGGTACACACGATGAAAGCCAAGATCAACACTAACGCGGAAGGCAAGTTCATCAGTGTGATGTACCGCTGCCCGTGCGGGCGGTGCGGCCTCGTCGCGTTGCCGACGACATGGACGCCGGCCGGCATGGAGAGCGCCATCGATCCGAAGCGGCCGAAGTGGGGATTCAACGGCGACATGGAGAAGCCGACGTTCACGCCATCGGTCGACTCGAAGAGCGGCCACTTCGCCACGGGTACGCCCGAGCACAACTGCCAGTGGTGCATCAGCGACAAGCAAGACGGCAACCCGACCCTATGCCATCACTGCCACTCGTTCGTGCGGGATGGCCGGGTGCAGTTCCTCGCCGATTGCAGCCACGCGCTCGCCGGCCAGACCGTCGACCTTCCGGAGATCGAGCCGTGACCCGCCTTCTCATCGCCGCCCTGCTCGCCCTGACCGCCTGCACCCGGCCCCCGGCCGTGCCGGCGGTCGACACCTCGGTTGTGGCCCCCACGCCCGTCCGCGCGCCGGCCGTGGCGCAGCGGGCCGTCGTGGTGGGCCAACCGCTGCCCGAGGCCACGGAAGCGGCTTCTGCGGCCGTCCAGGAGCCCGTTGCAGCCATTCTGGCCGCAGTCGAGGAAGTGACGCCGGACCTGGCGACCCAAACGCCTCCTGCGGACGCACGGGACGTCGCCTGCCGGCGTTCCGCTGCCTCGCTCATCATCCGGTGGGAGATCACCAGCCCGGCCCTGTACGCTCGGGCGCTGCGCTACCCGGTCTGGCCGGGTGGCTCGTCGGGCGTGACCTGGGGGGTGGGCTACGACGGCGGGGTCCAGACCTCTCGCGCGATCGAGGACGACTGGACCGACCACAGCGCCCGCGACCGGCTGAAAAAGACGGCGGGCCTGACCGGCTCGCGGGCCAAGGCGGCGTTGCCGCAGTA